ATTTTCTTTATCCGTAAAACTGATGACGATGTAACTGAAATCGTGGCTCAGACACGAAAGATTTTGGAGACCGACCTTTTCAAGTACATCGTCCAGGAGCTTTACGGTGTTGAGTTAGAACTCACAACTGCAACAGCGTTCAAGATTGACACCAATCTGAACAGGTCTGCCCGTGGTCAGGTACAGCTTCAAGGCATGGGCCTTAAGGGCAGCTTGACCGGTAAGCATGCTGACTACATCTTCTCAGACGATATCGTCAATGTAAAAGACCGTGTCTCCCGTTCAGAACGTGAAGAGACAATAAGACAGTATCAAGAGCTTCAGAACATCAAGAACCGTGGCGGACGAATCTTTAACACAGGAACCCCATGGCACGTCGACGATTGCATCTCAGCCAAGAACAAGGACGGAACACCGAAGTATATGCCGAATCAGCATATCTACACGGTTTATGATACAGGTCTTATCTCGGAAGAGCAGCAAAAGAAACTCCGTGAGTCCATGTCGTCTTCTCTGTATGCAGCAAACTACGAGCTCAAACACATCTCTGATAAAGACGCCTTGTTTACTGACCCGAACTACCTTGATGAGTCCGAACACGACTTAATCTTTGACGGCATAGCACATCTTGATGCGGCCTATGGCGGCTCTGACTTCACAGCGTATACGGTGATGCATGAGCTCCCTGATGGACGTATCATTGCTTTCGGCAAGCTCTGGCAACAGCATGTAGATATGTGTCTTGCAGAGGTAGCTATCCTGCACACCGAGTTGAGAGCAGGTTCAATCGCCTGTGAGACTAATGGTGATAAAGGTTACCTTGCCAGAGAGCTTGAAGACTTAGGCTATTGGGTCAATTCGTATGCGGAGCACACGAACAAGTTCATCAAGATTGCTACTTTCCTGAAGAAGAACTGGTCCAGAATCTACTGGCTTCCAGAGACTGATAAAGATTACATGCAGCAATTACTGGACTATACGGAGTTTGCGGAGCATGATGATGCACCCGACTCTGCTGCGTCCTTAATCCGCTTTATTTGCGAAAAAACAACGTTATGCACAGATGACATATTGAGAGGAGGTATCGTCTGATATGGCACTTGATATCTTTCGAATTGCTGATGGACAGGAGATGACAGACGAACTCCTGATTCAGTATATAAGAAAAAACGACGCGAAAACGAACCAGCGATATAAGAAGCTCTGGAACGCATATTCTGGTGACTTTGAGATTTATCATAAGCCGCCTAAGCCTGCTTACAAGCCTGATAACCGCTTGGCGGTTAACTTTCCTCGTCATATTGTAGATAGTTTCGAGGGTTTCTTCCTGGGTATTCCAATCAAGGTTTCGTCCACTGACGAAGCAGTTATGGAATATGTCAATGCGGTTGACGCGGCAAACGATAGCGACGATATCAACTCTGAGTTGTCCACTATCGTGTCGATTTTCGGTCGTGGATATCGCATCATCTTTGTTGACGAAGATGGCGATATTGGAACAGCTTATCTGGACCCCATGGAGTCCTTTGCTGTATATAACGAGTCGATTAAACCTCGTATGAGATATTTCGTCAGAACGTACCTCGACGCCAACAAGGTCCGTAGAGGTTCCATCTCTGATGACACGACAGTTCGTTACTTCAGCATGGAGGGCGGCGAACTCAAGTGGCTTGAAGAGTATCCACATGGCTTCTCTTCTGTTCCCGCTATTGAGTTCGTACAGAACCGTGCAAGAACAGGTTTGTTCGAACCAGTCCTCCCTTTGTGCAACTCATATAACAAGATTCTCAGTGAGAAAGCCAACGACGTTGACTACTTCGCTGATGCATACCTTAAAGCTCAGGGCATGAACATCGACAAAGAGACGATTAAGTTCATGAGAGAGAACCGAATCATTAATGCCAAGGGAACCAACGCCGAGAAAGCAATCATTGAGTTCCTTCAGAAACCTTCTGATGACGACACTCAGGAACACCTTCTCGACCGCATTGAGCGTATGATTTTCACGATTGCGATGGTATGTAACATCTCTGATGATGACTTCGCAACCTCTTCTGGCATTGCTCTTAAGTACAAGCTCCTGCCTATGACGAACCTTGCTGCTCGCAAGTGGCGTAAGTTCGCTTCTGGGCTTAATGAATATTACAAGCTGATGTGCAGCAACCCTGTCACACCGCTTGAAGCCGATGATTGGACCACACTCATGTATACTCACAACCTTAACTTCCCTGCAAACATTTATGACGAAGCTGAGACTGCAGTTCGTCTGAAAGGTGTCACCTCTAAGCGTACTCAGTTGTCCGTCTTGTCCATCGTGGACGACGTTGATGCTGAGCTTGAGCAGATGGCTAAGGAAGCCACAGGTGAAGACAAGTTGGTTGCTGAAGCAGAGGAAAATGAAGAAAAGGAGAATGATAATAATGGCACAGATAATCTTGACACCTCATCAGATTCGGATAGAGGGACACGCAGCGAATAAGATTGCGTGTGCAATGGGTTCAGCGTTAACTGTAGGATTGTTGAAGAATTGCATGGAACGATACAACTTTGAACCAAACTTTAAACTTATATGTGGCTTTTCGAGCATTGACACCGACAACTTCGTTGGTGAACCAAAAATACTGTTAGATGCGTACCGCTATTCTTTGTGCAGTCTTGCAGAGGACTATCCTGACAGCTATCAAGTAGTGCATCAGGATAGCTAAATATATATCGACAGCATACACCCTTCTAACGCTGTATGATGTCTGTCCAAGACGTGAAGACATAAAAAGCACCGTGAAATCGCGTGGGAGCATTAACCACAATAAATAAGACATGGATATAAGGAGGATATGACATGAAGTACCTTGACTATTTGAAGCTTTATTTTGACGAATCAGGTGATGGTGACGGTGATGGTGCTGGCGATAACGGTCAGCAGAATGACAACAAAGGTGCTGGCGACAAGAACGGTAACCAGCCGGGCGGCGGTACAGACGACAAGAACAAGCCGAAGTACACCGATGAAGACATTGACCGTATCATCGAAAAGAAGTTTGCGAAGTGGAAAAAGCAGCAGGCCGCTGCTGTTGATGAAGCAACCCGCTTGGCTAACATGAATGCTCAAGAGCGTGCAGAGCATGAGCGTGACAAACTCCAGAAAGAACTGGACGACTTGAAACGCGCAAACACCATTGCGGAAATGGAAAAGACTGCTCGTGGCATGTTTGCTGATGACGGGCTTACCGTTCCTGATGCAATCGTTTCGGTTTTGGTCGACGAGGACGCTGATAAGACCTCTGAGAATGTCAAAGCGTTCAGCAAAGCCGTAAAGAAGATGGTTCAAGACGAAGTTAAACGCCAGCTCACGCATAAAGCACCGTCTGGAAGTCAGGGTGCTGGAACTCTCACGAAGGCTGACATTATGAAAGAAAAAGACCCATTGAAGCGTCAGAAACTCATTCGTGAGAATATGTCACTGTTCAGAAATTAACATATTAACTCAAATCTTTAAGTAAAGGAGACATCAAAATGAATAAGTACGATTTCACTACTTTGTATTTCGATGTTGAGGAAAATACAAACGTGTCTACGGACTTTGAGCCCGCTATCTCCATTGACCACGTAGACCGTATTTCCGAGAACATCAAGACTCTGCAGAGAGCTCTCGGTATCACCAATATGCTTCCGATGGCCGCTGGTACACAGGTTAAGCGTTATCAGACGACTGTTACTGTGAATGCCAACCAGGTTCCTGAGGGCGAAGTGATTGGTTTGTCCAAGGTTGAGCGTCAGCCTCTTGACCCGCTGGTTTTGACACTGCAGAAGTATCGTAGACTGACGACTGCTGAAGCAATTCAGAAGGTTGGTCGTGCTCTGGCTCTGGAAGATTCCGACAACAAGTTGGAGGCTGAAATCCGCAAGGATGTTCGCGACAAGTTCTTCGCTCTGATTAACGCTGCTGCTGGCAGTGCTGCTGGTGGTGCGAATCTGCAGGCCGCTGCTGCTCAGTTGTGGGGTTCCATGAGCGTATACTTCGAGGATAAGGACGTAACTCCTGTGTACTTCGTACACCCTCTGGATGTTGCTACTTACCTTGGTAATGCGACCATCACCACTCAGAACGCATTCGGTTTCGATTATATCGAGAACTTCTTGGGTCTCGGTAACGCATTCGTTACTCCGCGTGTCACTCGTGGCTCCCTGTTCGGTACTGTCACTGAGAACCTGAACGGCGTATACGTTCCTCAGAGCGGCGACGTCGCTGATGCTTTCGACTTGACCTATGACGAGACTGGTATCGTAGGTATGACTCACAGCCGTGCTGATGACCGTGCTTCTATCCAGACTCTCATCATGATGGGCGTTCTGTTCTATCCAGAAGACGCTTCTGGTGTGTTCAAGTCTGTAATCGGTGGCTAATTGATTGACACTTAATGGGGCAGAGCAATCTGCCCCTAATTATTGGACGCTCACAGCAACCTTTTCTGCATAGACTTGAAATCTATTACAAAGCGTCCTTTGAATAAACAGAAAGGAGCGGACGCATGACTGCTGAAGAAATTGTAATCAAGCGAACAGGCATGTCTCAGGAAGACGCTGAGTTCTATGTCGGCATGGCGGAACAGAAAGTCCGCACCTATCTCGGTCTGGATGATGAGGCTGATGTTTCAGCGTATACATTCCAGATTGCTGATATCGCTGTGTTGTATTGGCAGAAGGACCAGAGCACATTGCAGAGTAAGTTCTCACTCGGTTATAGCCGTGAATCCTTCCAAGAGGGTTCGGTGCGACATACTCAAGCGGCAATGACTGGCTCAGCCATCTTTGCCTCGTATGACGCGGCTGTGATTGCCGTTCTTGATACTCTTGATGGAACTGCTGGTGAAATCATTTTCATGTAAGGAGGTATGCCTATGGTATTCAAAGACCTTACACAGGACCATTTTCAAGAGTTCAAGCAAGATTATGACATCTACGGCACACATATCGTGTCAGACGAATACAACAACGAACAAGCCGTGATTGACTCCGAGCCAAAAGACAAAATGCATGTTATGTGGCAACCTGTCACGGATTATGCCTCTGTCGTTGAATATGGCCGTGATGTTGCACGTATGTTCTACTGCATTCTGTATGATGACGTAGACATCGACTATGACGATATCGTCGTGATTCGTGGTGACGAATATGAGGTTGTCGGCTTGAAGCTGTACAACACTTACACGAGGGTTGAAGTCAGAAAGAAGGTGTGACATGGGTGCCAAACCGAATGTGAACCTTTCTACTTGGTTCGAACGCTACATCACGAAAGTAAAAGCGAACGCTCAGAAGTCTGCTGTTGAAGCCGCAAACATCATTGGTGAGCAGATTGTTCACGATGCGAGGGAACAACTTATTGCAGACGGGCACGTTAAGACAGGAGCCCTGCTTGATAGCATTCATTACTCTGTTGAAGAGTATGAAGGTGGCGAAGGAATGGGCGTCGTCATTCATGTTACGGCTGATGCGAAGAACAAGAACGGGCAAGAATATGGTGCTGTTGTTGAGGCTACGGACCCGTTCATGCTTCCTGCTGTATACGACAATATCGGCGAAATCCCTGCGGAGTTCCACGCTGTGTTCCAAGACTACATGAAGAACGGATAAGGAGGGCAACGATATGATTAACGCGAGACAACAAGTCAAGAATGCTCTCCTGACTGTATGCGATAATGTCAAGATGAGTAGACCGGCAGGTGATATCGACCTGCCATTGATTGTCTATGCACAGACAGGAAATACACCTATCAACATGTTGTATGTCAGGCTTAAATGGCGTGTGTCTGTCTATTGTCGAAATTTCTCAGACCTTGTAGACCTGTGTGACGACGTAGACAACATCATGACGGGGCTTGGCTTTACACGAGTTGGTAAGACAGGTGATGACACGGCTCGTGTTGAAACTGACTTGTACATGTGCAAGTTAGATTACGCAGGCTTAGTCAACAAACAAACACTCGGTGTTATAAAATATAGCACCTAACTTCAACAAACTTTCAGGAGGAATAAACGATGAATATCAATTTCAAGACTCTCTATTTTGATAACACTTTTGATATTGCAGACGTTCTGACTTCCATCGGTATCGAGGTCAAGATTGGTACCACTTTGATTAAGTGGGCCCACAGCTTCGGTGACCTCGGTGGTGAGCCGGAAGGTCTGGACTGCACACCGCTGTCCGCTCTCGTTCGTATGCAGAAGGCAGGTTTGGTTGAGCAGGAAAACTGGACTGTAGACTACTGGTTCAATGAGGAAGACTATCAGGCCATCGAGACTTTGAAGTCTGCTCAGAATTCTACGGAAATCTCAGTCACCTTCCACAACGCAGGTACAGGTACTGGTACTAAGTTCACCAACTCTGGTGTTGTTCGTGCTAACTACCTGACTGGTCAGGAAGTCAACCAGGTTGCAGAAGGTCATGCCGTTATCGAGTTGTCTGGTGCAAACGGCTGGACAATGACCCCGGCGGCCTAATTTAACTGATATCTACACTTATGAGGGGCTGGAAACAGCCCCTCTCTTACTACTAACACCAAATATTTAAGAAAAGGAGATTACGACTATGTTTATTAATTCCTATGATTTCGAAGTTCAGAACGCAAAGGGCGAAACTATTCCTGTATCTCTGAGACTGGGTATCGGTGCTCAGATGAAGTTGAAGAAGAAATGGAACGAGAACACGACCAACACACTGTTCAATGCTATCGACGACGTAGAGCGTTTCGTTGATATCGTTGATGCTGCTTTGAAGTTCAACGGCAATGAGAACACCATCAAGTCTGGTGAGGAGTTGCTGGACCTTATGGCGGCTAACGACATGCTCGGTATGCTGGCTAAGCAGACGTTGATTACGTCTATCGGTCGTGCCTCTGGTCTCTTCTCTGAAGATGAGAAGAAAAAGATTGATGCCCGTGCGGCTAAGGCCGTTGATGGTGCGTTCGAAGGTGAAGACGAAAAAAACGCGTAAACCGCCGAGTCCTCACAGTTGAAGAGCTAATAAAAGACGGGATTGGGGCTGGTGCCCCTTTCCCTGCTCTGTATGATTGGACTTGGGGTGAACTTGTTGATTATATAAATGTTCACGAGAAGCATAAGCGTGACGACTTGCGAACGCAAGCCATGATGAACTTCAGGACTGTAAGTCTTCTTTCACGTATGGTCGTAGCACAGCGTGGTCAGAAGTTCAACGTCATGGACGAGTACAGCTTCTTGTGGACAGACGAAGAACGCAAAGAAGCAAAGAGGGAGGCTCTTATGAACAGCCTCATGAAAAAGACTAAATCTCAATAAGGGGAGGCAATAACCTCCCCTTCCTAAATTAGATACAGGAAGGAGGGCAAGTTCGTGGCTGACAACATGAATGAAAATGAGTTCACTCAACAGTTGAATATTCCCGTTAATGTTGATACAAGTGCGATTCCAGCGGCTGAGTCTGAACTCAAAGCATTTCAAAAAGTGTATCAGGACGTTGTTAAGACGTTAGGTCAAAACCCGATGGTTATGGACCAAGATACATTCCAAAAAAACATTCGTGAAGGTGCAAAACTCGCAGGACAGTCTCTTGATGAGTACTTGCTCAAACTTTCTTTAGCAGCAAACGAAGCCAGAAAAATGAGCGTCGATACATCGAGTATGTCTCGAATGCTCACTGACCTCATGGCAGGTATCAGCCAGAGAACTGATTCCGTTTATGACGGTCTCAAGAATATAACTGGTGTACAGGTTGACCGTGACGGTTTATTCTCTGCCGATATCGCAAAGAATATCAATGATGCAGCTGACGCAATCATTCGTATCAATTCAGCACTTCCTGAAATCTCTAAATCATCCCTTCTTGAACTCCGTTTGCCTGGTATCAACCAAACGAACCTCGGCAATCTCAATAAGACTGTCGATATATTCATAGAGAAGGCGAAAGGCATTAAATCCGAGGGTGATTCTGCTACAGCGAGCATGGTTAGCCTCGGTAATGAAGCAGCTAAGCTCTCGCGTCATTTACTGCAACTCAACCAATGGAGAGCTCAGGGTTTTGCTGACCGTCTCGGTGCTGAGAACAAGAAACAACTCTTTGGTAGTGACGAAGACATCAATACGCTCAAACAGCGTATGGATACGTGGTCATCTGCATATAGCACGACTGTTGATGACATGATGCAGACAGTGCAGACTGCTGCTGATAGGTTCTCTGTGTCTGAAGCAGATGCTGCAATGCGGATTCTTAAAGGTTTTGAACCTCAACTTGACCGACAGAGTTCGTTAGATGATTTTGCCAAGGCTATTTCTGGTATTCTTGAACAGCGAGTTCTTCAAGAACACAGCATGTATCAGCAACTTGCCGCAAAGCAGGCTGAACATGAAAAAGAAAATGCCAGTGAGGTTACTAAAATCCTTAGTGGCATGCATCGAAGTGACGACCAGATTAAAGGTTTCTTTGAGACTGACTGGACACAATGGTCGCCTAAACATTTGCTTGGCGGTTTAATGGAAACTGCTGACCGTAAGGAGTTTTCAAGACAAACCCAAGCACAAATGACTAAAGATGGTGCTGCTGCAGGTGAAGCATGGACTAAAAGCTTCAATGAAGCACGCGATGCCACAATTGCTACACCACAGAAGGTTACGGAGCGTAACAATTCGCTTCTGAACTCTCAGGGGCAAGCTCTCGCAAAAGCACTTAACGATGGTTATGCAAATATGCAAGTTGATACGTCTGCTGTAGACGCAATCAGCGAGCGTATTAAAACCAGTCTTGAAGCTGGAAATAAAGATATTATTGAGCAGGTCGAATCTTTGTCCAAACGTCTCTCTAAGGCGTATGCAAAGATTCCTGATGCAATCAAGCGTACTGAAAAAGGCAATATCGTCAATACCACTGCAATGGATGCAAATACTGCTGCAGCAGGCATCCAGAACATGATTGACAAACTCAGTCACTTGTCTACTGCAATGACCACTTCTGACGACTACAATAATGCAGTCAAAGAAGTTGAAAAACTGACGAAAAAGATTGAAGAGGCCAAGCAGAAGCAGCAACAGTTCGTTCTTCAGACTCAGAACACCAAGATTGGTGGTCAATATGCTGAGATGGAACGTCAAATGTCTGCATATGCAAAGACTGCTCTTGCTGCTCAGCGTAAGATTATAGAGCTCAACTCTATTATTCGTGAAAACGGCGGTGAGAATTCGCTTGCAGTTCAGACAATGCAATACGATAACATGCCTATCAAGAAGGCTCTTGCTACGTATAGACATGAACTGAAAGTTGCCATGGAGGCTACAGATAAGCTTGCTGCCCGTGAACAGAACTTGCTTCAGAACAGTTCTTATGCTGGAAGCAAAAGCACGTTCGTTGGCTATTCTGTCAAGATTGCTGAACTCAACATGCAACTTGAACAAGCCATAGCGAAAGTTCAAGAACTTGAAGCTGCAGGTGCAGCTACGAATTCTGCTGAGATTGCTGCTCAGACGTCTGAACTCGTCAGTGAAATAAATACGAAGTTTAAAGAACTCTCTAAGTTGACGCTTGGTGCATCGCTTGAGCAGAAAAAGCTTCAGCGAAACTTCGGTGCAACTGCTGAAAAACTTCGTGGCATTAAAGTTCCTGATGGAATGAAAAAGACTGATGCCTTCAAAGAACTTGAGAAGAATTATCGTTCTGCGTATAAATCTCTCCAAACATTGGCCGATTTACAGCAGAAGTACATTCAGAACGGAACGTCCGTCGATTCCAAATCTTGGAAGAATCTCAGTATTGATATTGAGAACGCCAAGAACAAACTCGCTGAGTATAGTGCGTTGATGGATAAATCTGTCGCCGATGGTTCTGCGTTCCAGCCGAAAGAAACAACTCGCGATGCCTTTAAATGGGGTAAGGAACTCGGAAATGCATTGTCGACCGGTTTCAAGTCATTCAAAAGCACAGCGGCTAAAGAGTTCAAGTTCATTCATAATCTGATAAATAAAATCACAAGCGGTGTCAAAGACTGGTTTAAGAACCAGAAATCCTTATCTGATAACGCCAAGCAGATGTACAAGACATTCACGAGTTATCTCAGCATGTTGCGTACACGTATTCGTCGTAAGTTCATCAGCATGGTCTTTGAGGACCTGCAAGCGAACATTGGCAAGGTTGCTCAAATTTCGCCTCGCTTCAACAAAGCGTTGAGTGAGTTCATTGTGAGCACCAAAACTCTTGG